TCTCAGATATGCGCACACCGATTTACTATGATCTAAACGACACTGGATATTATCTAGACCCTAACAGTACAAGCAACTCTGCGCTTCGTATTCGTGGTGGTGCGCTGCACGGACCTAACACAACTTGGGGCGCGTATCTTTATGTAGGCACTGACGGTAGACCTAGTTCAGACGCTTCTGTTTGCGCTACAAACGGAAACCTACACATTGACTGTGCTAATGGTTATCTGAGTTATTTTAACTATTACTCTGGTCGCCCAAATTTGTTTTATGGGGATGCTCGTGCTCCAATTTTTTATGATTTAGATAACACTGGATATTATACAGACCCAGCAAGCACTTCTGTTGTAAATCTTGTAAATGCTGCTACTGCATATGGAAGAACTGCTCACACCAACGGGCATCTTCGTGGTGGTTATAATAACATTGGGGCGAGCGAAGGGCAAACAAGTCCAATCTATTGTATCGGTTCAAGTTACGAACCAGCCGCAACAACACTATCCAACATGTATGGTATTGGATTTACAGCGAGTGGATCATTTTTCCCATCAGGTGCATCAGGATGGGGATTATATGTTGCTTCTGATGGTAATGCTAGAATATTCTTATCTGGCGGTAACGGTGCAATTACAGCAACGGGTAACATCACAGCATATGCGTCTGATAGAAGACTAAAAACTAATATTAAACCAATCACCAATGCTCTTGACAAATTAATGGCGATTAATGGTGTTGAGTTTGACTGGGTAGAAAACATTACTGATATTGGATTTCAGCCACAAAGCATGCATGAAACTGGTGTTATAGCACAAGAAATTCAAACAGTAATACCAGATGCTGTGACTCTTGCTCCGTTCAATAAGATAGCAACAGATATTCAAGGGATTGATAATGAGTATTTGACCGTTGACAAAGAAAAAATCGTACCATTACTCATCGAAGCAATCAAGGAACAACAGAAACAGATTGAAGAGTTAAGAATGTTGATCGTCAAAAAAGTCTAAATATATTAAACAGAGGATTAAAAATGCCGCTTCCGACTTCAGGAGTCATCAGTTTACTAGATATAAATAATGAGTTCGGTCGTGGATATGATTTGAACTCATATCGCGGAACTCAGTATTACACAAGCTCTGCTGGACCATTTACATTTTCGTCGGGGCTAATTGATTTTGATGACTTTTATGGAACAAGATTAACTTCTGCGGGTGGCACTTTTACACCAGCCAGTGGTTTGGTTAGTGATAGTGGTGCTACATTTGTTTCAACAATTATTACTTGCACACAATCAGCCACATGGACATGGACAAGAACTTCTGGATCATTTGGTAGTGTTGATCTTGGTGCCGCTAGTGGTGGAACTGCTAGTGCTTCATCTATTCAATTCAGTTTAAGCGGTCCTAGTTTTACCACAAGATTTACAAGATGGAGTTTATCTGCAACATCTGGTAGCACCAGCTCAACTTGGACTGTAGAATTAGCCACTGAGGGAGAATTTTAAAAAATGCTTACATACACATGGAAATTGATTAGTTTAAGAAAGACAAATGCAGCAAATTTGAGCAATGTTGTAATTGGAACAACCTGGACTTTGACGGGTACAGACGCTGACAATTACTCAGGCACATTTAATGGTGCAACGCCATTTAGGTCTGCAGAACTTGACCCGAACAACTTTATAGATTATAATAGTTTAACGGAAGAAATTGTTCTTGGTTGGATTCAGGCTGTTGTTGTTGGCGGCTATATGGATCATGTAAACGAGCAAATCAACAAGCAGATCCGTGACAAGAAGAATCCAGTTGATGATGCATCTGGAAACAATCTTCCATGGGTTGTATCGACTAATAATGAGACTGTTTAATAAAAGAGGATGACTATAATGAATAATGTTACAACTGAAACTGTGATTACTCTAGAGTTGAATGTGAACGAAGTAAATCTTGTATTGGGTGCGCTTCGTGAACTTCCACACCGCATTGTCAACGACACCCTAAATAAAGTTGTTGCACAAGCACAGAGCCAAATGCCACAGCAGCCACCTGCACCATCGGCATAATAAATAGATGATATTGGTGATGCTATTGTGAGAAATACAAAATAAGGTATAATTTAAATGGCATCACCAGCATCTAGATCTCAACTAAAAGATTACTGTCTCCGTAAACTCGGATTTCCTGTAATTGATATCAATGTCGATGACGATCAATTAGAAGATCGCATTGATGATGCATTGCAGAAGTTCCGCGATTACCATTACGACGGTACAGAAGAGATTTATCTGGCTCACCAAGTAACCGCTGGAGATATTGCTAATACCTACATTCAAGTGTCGGACAATATCTCTGGGGTTACTCGTCTGCTTCCAATTAGTTCTGGGTCTATTAGTTCTTCTAGTTCTCAAGGATTTAACATCTTTGACATCAACTATCAGATTAGACTCAACGATTTCTATAACCTTTTATCCAGTTCGTACACTTATTATGTGATTGCAAGAGAACACCTTGCAATGCTTGATATGATTGTTACTGGTGAGATTCCATTCTCATACAATAAAAAAGTAAATCGAATCAATCTGTATATGGATTGGGCTGGTCGACTTGCGGTTGGCGATTATATTGTCTTTCAGGCAACTCAAATTGTTGATCCAGCAGTATACACTAAAGTCTTTAATGATTCTTGGTTGAAGTCATATACTACCGCATTGTTCAAGATGCAATGGGGCAACAATCTAAGCAAATATACAAACTACACGCTACCAGGCGGTCTTGTAGTAAACGGCGAGAAGATCTACAACGATGCAGTTGCTGAGATTGAACTGTTGCACACCAAGTTACGAGAAGAATACGAGCTTCCACCACAGATGATTGTGGGATAATCTTATGCCAGTAAGTGTGTACTTCAACAATCAAGGTGCTACAAGAGAACAGTTTCTTGTAGAAGATCTCATTATCGAGTCGATTAGGAATCACGGTATTGATATCTATTATTTGCCTAGATCTTCTCAATCAACGCTAGATGAAATCTTTGGCGATGATCCAGTTAAATACTTTAACGCTGCATATAAAATAGATATGTACCTTGAGACTTTCAATGAGTTTGAGGGTAATCAGGAATTTTTTGCGAAGTTTGGTTTAGAAATTCAAAAGACAGCAAAGGTTGCTGTTGCACGAAGAACCTTTGAGCGTGCAATCTCTACAACAATTCGCAACACGCCAAAAGAAGGCGATCTAATCTATCTTCCTGTTCAACAAAAATTGTTAGAGATAAAACAGGTTGAGGAAGAAAAGAACTTCTTCCAAGCAGGAAAACAAGCACCGTATATGTATGGGCTTACAATAGAAACATTCAGATACAACGGCGAGTTGATAAAAACTGGCGTTGAAGAGATTGATAAGATTGGAGACCTTGAAGCGTTTGCATTGGAATACACAATGAATGCTGGTGGCACTGGCACTTATGACGATATGGAAATTGTCTATCAAGGCGCGTCATTGGCTGCTTCTACCGCAAGAGCATATGTTGCTGATTGGAACAAACCAAATCGCATTTTGAAACTTCGAAACATCAAAGGTGAGTTTACCAATAATGTTGCGATCGTTGGTGTCACTTCAGGTGCTTCGTGGTCAATGGGAACTGTTGACACTATGGAAGATGCTAACGACGGCTTCGATGACAATGTTGAGATTGAAAACGAGGCTGATAATGTTCTTGATTGGACAGAATTAAATCCATTTGGAACGAGTAACGAATAATGCTTTCTAGACAGCATTTCTATCACAGAATTACAAGAAAACTGGTCGTAGCATTCGGCACGATGTTCAACAACATTCGTTTAGTCAGATACGATAAAGCAGGAACAACAGAGATCGAACGAATCACTGTTCCTTTGTCATATATGGCTAAAGAAAAGTTTTACCAGCGTTTACAGCAAGATCCTGGGCTAGACCAAAGAACTCAGATCACTTTACCACGCATGTCGTTTGAACTCACATCAATCACATATGACCCTTTGCGCAAAAGAAGTTTATTTTCTCAAGAATTTAGTCCAAACTCAAACACGACAATTAAATCTGCTCAAATTGCACCATACAACTATAACTTTCAGCTGAACATATTTGTCAGAAACACTGAAGATGGCACGCAACTCATAGAGCAAATTCTTCCATACTTCACACCAGACTATACACTAACAGTTGACCTTGCTGATGTTGGTAATAATGTCGATGTTCCAATTATACTTGAGTCTGTTGATTATTCTGTGTCTGATGATGTTGGTACATCAGAACAATTAAGAACACTAGTGTGGACGCTGACATTTACAGTCAAAGCGTATCTTTATGGACCGATTAATGGCAACACCAAGATTATTCGCAAGGTCACAGCAAATACTTATGACAGCACTTATATCGAAACAGGTGAAAGAAAGATTAATCTAAGTTCGGGTTCTGGTGATTACAAGATAGGCGAGCTGGTGTTTGAAGGGAAAACTATCAATGCTGCTAATGCCTCTGGGTTTGTTAAGGCTTGGGATAATAGAGCAAATCAAATAATTGTAACCGATGTTGCTGGCGCTCTGTTTATTGGCAAAAAATTAACAGGCGCAGTCACTAATACTGCATATACAATAAATACATTTGATATTAATGATAATCAGTTGGTCAACTTGACAGTAACACCAGACCCATCTAACGCAAACGCTAATAGCGACTTCGGCTTTACTGAAACAATTGAAGAATATCCAAACATTACATAATTTATGAGTGAAGTAGATAAAAATCTAGCCGAAATACTTAACACTGATTATATTCCTGCAGTAAAGGAGGAAAACAAAAGTGTTACTATTCATGAGTCAGACAGATCAGCTGATAATCCTGACGCTGACTATTCTCGTTCTAATTATTACAACCTCATCGAAAGGGGTAACGAGGCTTTGGAAGGCATTCTTGAAGTGGCGAGAGAATCGCAGCACCCAAGAGCGTATGAAGTAGCAGCCAACATGATCAAGAATCTCTCTGATGTCACAGAGAAACTCATGATTCTTCAGAGGCAACAACAAGAATTGCAACCAAAAGAACCAGCTGGTCCTACGAATATCACTGTTGACAAAGCCGTGTTCGTTGGTTCTACAGCAGATCTATTAAAGCAAATAAAAAATGAGTCTTAAGTTAAAGCATTACCTTGGGAACCCACACTTAAAGCGTGTGAATATGCCAATGCAACTCACGGAAGAACAAGTCCGTGAGTATGTTAAATGCGCAAAAGATCCAATCTACTTTATCGAAAACTATGTAAAGATTATTACTCTTGACAAAGGTTTTGTTCAGATATCTTTGTATCCATTTCAGCGCCAAGCCATCAAAGACATTAACGACAATCGCCGTGTTATAGTAAAGGCAGGTCGTCAGGTCGGTAAGACTACGATGGTCGTTGGATATATTCTTTGGTATATTTTGTTTAACGAAGATAAGTTCGTAGCCATTCTAGCCAACAAAGCGCCAACAGCTCGCGAAATTCTTAATCGCATTAAAATTGCATATGAGGCTTTACCGCTATGGCTGCAACAAGGTGTTCGCACCTGGAACAAGGGTGATATTGAACTAGAAAACAATTGTCGCGTGATGGCTACATCTACCGCTTCTAGCGCGATTCGTGGTTACTCTATCTCGTTACTATATCTTGACGAGTTCGCATTCGTTCCAAGTAACATTGCTGATGAGTTCTTCACCTCTGTATACCCAACTATCTCTTCTGGTACACAGTCGAAGATCCTAATTTCTTCAACGCCAAATGGTATGAACCATTATTATCGTATGTGGACGGAAGCCGTTGAAGGTCAAAATGGCTTTAAGCATATTGAAGCCAACTGGCGACAGGTTCCAGGGCGCGATCAAGCATGGGCAGATGACCAAAGACGCATCCTTGGCGAGGAAAAGTTTTTGCAAGAAATGGAA